ACCCCACCCCTGGTAAAGCCGGCGGGGTCGTGGCTCAGATTGGTTGGTTGCCTCGGCGTGAGTTGCAGGACTTGTGTGCTGGTTGTAGGGGTGAGGTGGGGTCGCCTGCTCGGATGTGGTCTGCAGTTATTTCGTTGCGATCAGTGAAGGGTTCTTGGCAGAGCGCACAAACTGTTGCTGTTGCTTTGATTGCTTTGGCTTCTTGGGTGTAGCGATAGTTGTAGAGCTGGCTGTGGGTGACGGTGTGTTCGATGCAGCGTGAACCGTAGATGGTGAGCGTGCCGCATAGTGTGCAGGGTCTTGGGAATCTGTTTCTTTTCATTGGGGGCCAGTCATGCCGGGGGATAAAAGCCGGATGTTATTTCTTTTTATCGGTGCTAGCCCACCCGGTGCCTTTGAATGTTACGGCGGCTAAACCGAACTGGCGTTGCATAACCCCAGAACATCCGTCGCATTGTTCCTGTTCAGGTGCAGGGTTCTTGATTGACACTGTTACAGCTTTGACGGTGTTGCATCGGTTGCATCGGTATTCGTAGGTCGGCATTAGTTTCCTTTATCGTTGGCTAATTATTGAGCGCAAACACGGCCGCCTAAGTTGCGACAAATGTTTTAGCCATACATCAACTTTAGAACAGTTGTATGTCTGCGTTTATGGTTTCTTTTTCTGCGTTGGCCTGTTGCGTTGCCTGTGCATGTTTTAGTCTGCCTTCAATAATTGGCAGGTATTCCTCTGTGAGTTCGATGCCGATGAACTGGAAGCCATTGAGCAAAGCAGCTTTGCCTGTTGATCCTGATCCGGTGAATGGGTCTAGGACTGTTCCACCTTCAGGTGTTACCAGTTTGATTAGGTATTCCATTAGTGCTGTTGGTTTCACAGTCGGGTGGAAGTTCTGTCGGGTTGGGTTGACGAAGGTGCGGTCTGGGCAGTCGCAACCATCCAAGACTGTTGCGCCACAAGTGGCACAGGCTCGAGCTAGACCATTATCCTTAGCACCGATTTCTTTGCCTTCTAGCCCTTCCAGCCCTTCGTTCCGATCCTTTTTGCTTGCCTTAGCCACATAAAAGAAACGACTAGCACCAGCCAAACCATCGCCAATGTTTGTGCTTTGATAGTTAGCCGCAAAAGCCAAATGACTATCCTGCGGCTTTTGACTATTCGGGTTTGCCCCAGGTTTCGACCACGACCCTGCCGCTGGTGCTTGTTCGTCTAGTAGCCCTGCCGTGTATTCATCAAGAATAATGTTCGCAGGCCAACGACCCGTGTGTGTCTTGTAACTTGAAGTGTCTGAGCCGCGGTCAGGATCGCCACCAGCAAAAGAACCAGTCGGCGCATTATGAACGCTGATAGTTTCGTTGCCGACCCGACTAGCGTCAATGTTCAGCCCACCCGTGCCATAAGCCAAAACATTCGCAGCCACAGTCCCAATAAGGGGTTTACGGGCTACAACAATAGGTTCAAAGGCAGGTTTCAACGCTGTTCCCCAACCAGCCCACTTCTTTGCTTCATTAGTAAGAGGGTCATTAACTTGCCTAGTTCCAGCCAAAATTGCTGTTTCGCTATGATTGCTTGAGCCATTCCAACCGTTTGCTGTGCCGCTATTAAGCGCACCGCCGACTAATTCCACACGCTCACGTTCAGCCCCAGCAGCCTTGTCTATCGCTTTGCTAACATCTAGCGACTTAGGAAACCCCGACCCATACAACCAAGCAATACTGTCACGCATCTCAAAGCCAGCATCCTCAATCGCCACCGCAAGCCGATGCCAGGTGCGTGACCCACCAAAAGCCAACAAGTGACCGCCAGGCTTCAACACACGCAGACACTCCTGCCACAACTCCACCGAGTAGGCGATGCCGCTGCTATCCCACGACTTACCCATAAAACCAAGCTCATACGGCGGATCAGTAACAATCGAATCAACACTGTTATCAGGCAGAGAAGGCAACACATCAAGATTCGAGCCATGAAAAACCCGAACCCCATCAAACTCAATAACAGGTTTCACTTTTTAGACTTCGGTGGATGCTGCACATAATCAGGACAATCGCGTAGGGTTTCAGGATTCACAATGCCTAGCCTAAATGAATGAAACGAATCTGTAAGCCTTTGACCATAGGCGAATTCAATGAGAGAACTTGAGTTGTCATGCCTTTGTAAAAGCCTGCATGAATCACATTGCCAGGCGTGTAATAAATCGCGGCGTGAAAAAAAGTGTTGCTATGTGGATAGCCGAAAAGAACCAAATCGCCCAAGACAGGGTGTTTAGTCCAGCCATGCAAATGAGCCTGCTTGTTAGCACTATGCGGAATCGGTTTGCCAAGCTGCTCATAAAACCACATCGTCAACCCTGAACAATCCCAACCTCTAGGAGTGTCCCCGCTGAACACATACCAAGTTCGACCAATCTGCTTTTGCAAGAGATGAATGGTGTTTTTTACTTTGGCCTCATGCGCCATCGAATGAATCATCGTCGATAAAGACTCAACGACTGGAGCCGGAGCCATAGGCTGTCGAGTAATGGCCTGCGCTGGTGATCCGCAACCAGCCAAAACCAGCCCCACGATTATTGCTGTTGTTAGTTTCTTCATTTTGCCAACCTTTCCTTGCGTTAGTTCTTGGCGAATAAAGGAATCCCCTAACCGGCTAAAGCAGGCGTAGCTGCTCAGGAAAGACGATTAGGGGAAATCTTAGAGTTTGAAAACCGTTCCGGTGAAGTGTTGCTGTTTGGTTAATGAAAGGCAAGTGATGCCTGGTTGTGAGTCCTCACCGCTCACACGCTTGAACCAGCTCGAACCGTTGTCGCTGGTCGTAGTCTGCACCCAAAATCTTGAACCGCCATTGTGAGCCTGTCCAGCCTCGACGATTCGCAGATGGTGAAAATGCGCTGTTAACAGAATACTGGCACTCGAGATTGTCTGATTGCCGAAAGTGTTTTGCCTCCACCACGAAATTGCGTTCTCAGGTCGACTGTATTGGTGGCCGTGAGCAATACCAACAATGTGGAAACCGTCATTGAACGGGTCAAAAACTAGCGACTCCTCGTCAGGTTGAGGAATCAGGAACTTCACAGGCAAACCAACCTCGGTGGCAAGTCTGCGAAGTTGCTGCAAAATCACGATGCCCCAATCATCCTTGCCTGGCTTACCAACCTGCTGTTTAGACACTCGCCATTGGCAATGATTAGATCCGATGCTGGCATAAATCACCGGAGCGTATTTGGTAGCCATTTTCAAAACATCCCAAACCAGCGCGGCAGCCAAATCAACCTGCTGCATCAACGACAAATCATTGCCCTGAAGCTGTTGCAAGTTAGCGGCGTTCTCAAAACCCTCAACGATGTCCCCCAAGTCAAGAACATGGATGGATTCATAAGGGTTCTTTTTCAGGTGGCCTTCAATGCGAGCCATCGATACCTGAACACGCTCAATCAACTCTTTCGAACCGCCACGATAATCAACTTTGCCAACTTGAAAATCGCTCAAACAAATAATGAAAGTCTGGTCATTCTTGACCTGCTTAGTAGCAGGCTTTTTAGTCTTTTTCGCCTCAGCAAACAAAACTGGCAAATCCAACAAATCAGCAGTGCGCTTAGCAAACCTGAAACGATAAGCAGTCAGCCACATCGGCTCCAACGGAAAAGGCCGAGCAAATTGCCAGCGTGAAGTTCGCGGAGTTCCCTCGATCACATAAAGTTTCGGGTCAAAACCAGCCTCCAACAAAAACTTGTCAAAATCTGGTTTTTCATCATCCCCAATAGCCGGCATAGTGGCCTCGCCATTAGTTCCATCAAACTCGAGCGCAGGTCGCCAATCTTTCGGCGGCTCAATTTTCGATGCAGGCACCAAATCGTCAAGCATTTTGACCTCTCTTGCAGCTGCAACCCTGCACCCGGTGTCGCTTGATAGCGTTATCGCTCAAAACTATCCCACGCCGACGCAATTCCTTAGCCAAAGTGCTAGACGGCCATTCCTTCACATCATCCAAGCACGAGTTCAAAATCTGTTGGTCTTTATCCGTCAAACCACCCAAAACAGTCCGCACCGCACAAGGCCAATCTGGCTTAGGTGGAGTCATACCCTCAAGCATCACGCCTCCGCCATCAAACGATTAGCAATCTGTCGCGCAAAAAAAGATCCAAATTCTTGCGAAGCCTCAGAGCGCAACAAAGCCGACAAAGGCAACCGAATCGCCTCAAAATCATCCGACCAAACCAGCGAATCAGTCGCCAAAAAGTCAGCGGCCTGCAAAAGCAAATCTCTAACGGTCATTGGTGTTTTGTTCAATTTCATCCCCTTTTTTCAAACGAACCACAATCGCAGTTGGCACAACCAGCAACAAAACAGCAACCACGGACCTAATCAAGACTACGAACCTGCTTAGCCAAATCCAACAACATTCTGCGGAAATTCATTACCGGCAGCCTCTCAAGCGTGGCAGCCTGTTTCTCAATAAAGTCCGAAACATCGCTCAAAGCCTTAACCCGACCAAAATAGTGAGCATCAGACTTCACCAGGTGCAAGGTGTCACGAGTAAAACAGACATGCCCTTGATCATCGCCTTCCTGGATGCGAGTTACAAGCTCAGCCGGCAAGTCAATTTCAGGATAATCGTTCAAAATCGCCAAAATACGGTCTTGCTCATAACTACGACCATCGAAATAACCTTTGGTGTAGTCGTTCATGTTGTTGAGAGTTTTGATTGCGTAGGTCATTTTTTCCCTTATTGAGCCGCTCGAACAGCCTTGAAATGTTGAATTAGGTTTTGAATTTCGCCGTGGCGATAGCCCGACCAAGTTTTGTCACCAAAAGTGACGACCGGCGCGGTCAAATGACCAGCCTCAATAAACGCTTTTAGAGTTTCAGGGTCATGCTCGAGATCTACAATCTCAAACGGCACTTCGGCTTTTGCGAGAGAGCGTTTAGTGGATTCGCATTGGACACAGTTGGCCTTGGTGTAAATTATGACTTTTGGCAAGTCCATGAGGCTCCTAATGATGTTGGGAGTCATAGTTTACCTTCGGCTTCATGAGCGCAATCCTGGCAAGTTTGCTCACCAGTCCACCACCAACCATGAGTTTTACAAAAGTTATTACTCACTTGGATTTCCCTTGATAAAGGCAATCAACGACTCAGAGTTGAAGTGGTCACGATAGATGTTCTCACCAGGCTCAATCTCAATTGCAGCGCGGTTCTTTTCAATCCATTTGATAATGCGTTCACGCTCAAAAAGTCGGCCTTGATAAAAGACTTGCCCAGTCTGAGTGGCTAAAGCTTCTAGGTCGCTCATTTGTTCTCTCCCTCAATGGCTTCCCAATGGAAAGCCCCACCTAGTCGCAAATACATCGGATTATGAAGTTTCCACCGCAACACATACAATTTGTGGCATTCCAAACAGGCAGCAACCCAGCCGATGTTTCTTTCTTTTGGTTTCGGCAAGAAGCACGCTTCGATTTTGTGTTCGCTCATTACTTCTCTCCCTTGATAGGCCGGTGTTCAAGTAGATGCTGCGCAAATAGTTCGTTGGGGAACGATTGGTGGCAGACTGTGCAGATTGTGTTCACTTCTGTTCTCCCTTGATAAGGGCGATAGCCCTGTCAATACCTTCGATTAGGTAATAATCCCATTCACAATTTTGTATGGCATTGTAATCTTCTAGCACTTTGATAATGCGTTCACGCTCATCAACAACACCAACCGCATAATTCTCATTACGCACCATCAACATCTGCTCCTGCGTATAAAGCAACTCACTCACTCTTTATCCCCTTTCACAGTCTTAATAACCTGCTTCAACATGATCCGAAACATCGGGTCAATTTCCTTGTCAAGCTGCTTTTGTAAATTACCCAAAATACGCTCCTGCTCGACCTCCATGCCCTCCAACAACCCGGCACGGAAACCACGCTCAAACCCAGTCACTCAGACACCGGCGCAATCATGTCGCGCAACTCATCAACAAAACCAGCCCTCACACCAAGACCAACCCTCGACCACTGATTCCGAGCCAACTTCAACAAAGTTTGACACCGCAAGTTTTCCCTCGCAACGGCATTACGAATTTCCACCTGGATGTTGCCCAACCCGAGGCGATAAGCAGTGCGAACTTTCTCATCCGTCAAATCAATCAACATCAAATCAGGTGTTTCAGCACGATTAGCAATCTTGCCCGAACGGATGTCGCTAGCAATTGCATTGAAATCCGGCTCGAAACATTCCTTAGAGGCCAACCGGTCAAAATAATCAGCCAGGTCGCGTCGCAAAACTTCTTGCCCCGACTCAGAACCCAACTTCGCAGCTTCCTCAACCGCAAGTGTGAGCTGCTCCAAAGTGAACTCAGACATTAGCGGCCACGCTTTCCGTTACGCATACGGTGTGCATACAAAGCCTCGCGCAAAGCCCGGATGATGTGAAACAAAGCGAAGCACATAACAAACAAAATGAAGGCAATTCTTGGATTGCCATAATCCAAATACCAGCTGAACAGCAACGATGCCGCGATTACAAGCGAACCCCAAAAAATGAGGCGAACAAATTGTTGAATAACCCTTTTCATCAAATACCCTTTGATAAGCCGATTCATTGAACGGATAACTACAGATTACGGATTCCCATAGACATTGCGCAAGAGGGTCGGGCGTGTCGCAACAGTCGTTATCTAAATGTTTTCTACCAAAATCCAAGCCCCAGGCTTGCCAATAGCCCATTGTTTAGAGGCTTCAACCTCCACAAACAGGGCATCATCCTGCACCGCAATCCCAGTCAGGCTATCGAATACGCCTCGAATGAGCTTGTCCACATCTGGCGGAGTCGCAGGGAACGGAAACTTGGGATTTTTCGGTTTCGCCAAATAAAACCGGATCACTACTCGGACCGGATAATCGATTAGCGGTTTACCCTGCCACGCTCCGGCGACCTGCTCACGCACCGCTTTACGCCAAGCAGGCAAATACTTCGATGCCTCGCTGAAGCGACCATTTCCTCGATAACTTTTAGAGCCTTGAGGAGCCGGCCTGCCTTCAACGACGACATCTAAAAGCATCAGAACGGAGTTGCTCCAAAATCAGCCAAAATCTCAGCAGGCGATTCAGGAGCAGCGAAATGAGTAGCATCACGCATACCCTTAGCAATTTCGATGGTTTCAGCCTTGACAACCAAGTTGTCGTAACGCTTGCCATCCTTTTCGGAAGTTTCAGTAACTTCCTTACCGACCACGATTACACGGTCACCAACCTTGAACGAACCAAAGTTCACCTGCACACCATAAGCGGCCTTAACAGTGCGAACAGTGCGACCAACAGTAACCCACTGATCGCCATCCTTCTTACGGTGAGGTTCACTCACACGCATACCCCAATCAGGGTTTTGAGGGTTCGCTTTCGACCACTCAACAACAAAACCAGTGAAACTAATTTCAGCCACTTTTTTTTTCTTTCTACTATGGTCTGACCAGTTTGGTCAGCACTTCCCTAACCTTATTGACCGCTACCGACATGCACAGAATTGATACAGTCGCTATGACCACACAAACGGATACCAGGCAAATACAAGCTGCCATCAATAACAGGCCGATCCAAAGAATCAAATTTGCCATGGTGCGGAATACAAGCCTCACCCGAGTATTTGACCGTTTTAACAGGTTTCGCCTTACACGAAGCACAAAGCATCACCTCTCCAGCCTTTTTGCGCGGCACAACCCAAACAAAGCCACACCGAGGGCATAAGGCTTCATTGTCCTGCATGGCTTTAGTTTATTTCCTTGACCGTGGCAAACATGCCATCAAAATAAAGCCCAATGTGACCGGTGCGACCATGACGGTTTTTAGCAACATTCATAATCAGGCGAGTCTTTTCATCCTCAGAATCACCCTCAGCCTGAACACGGTTCAGCAAAATAACGACATCGGCATCCTGCTCAATAGCACCCGAATCACGCAAATCAGCCATAGTAGGTTCAGCATCCTTACGACCCTCAACAGCACGATTCAACTGAGCCAAAGCAATCACCGGCACATTCAAATCACGAGCCAAAATCTTTAGCCCATTCGAAATAGCCGTCACCGATTCATAACGGCTACGGCCTCGCTCAGTGTCCTGCATAAGCTGCAAATAGTCCACCACGATGGCTTTTAGAGGTTTCACTCGGTTCACTGCTCGAGCATAAGCACGAATCTCAGTCAAAGTCTGTCCAGACTTGTCGGCAATCGCAATCGGCAACCTAAACTCAGCCTGCCGTTTAGCCAACTTCTCCCAATCGCTCGGAATCAACTTGCGCTTTTCAATGTGATCCATGGAAACCGAGGCGAGGCTCGAAAAGAGGCGATTCATCAGCTCACGCTTACCCATCTCGAGGCTATGAAACGACACAGCCCCAGACTTCGCCAAATGTTGCGCCAGGTTGAGAGCAACCACGCTTTTTCCTACCGCTGGCCTTGCGCCAATAATGTAAAGCGCACCAGGTCGAAAACCACCAAGCAACTCATTCAAAAGCCCCCAAGGAGCAGGTGTGAAGTCAGGTTCAGAATTCAAATGTTCGACAGATTCAAAAACCAAATCCTCAGCGAACTCCACCTCACCAAATTGCCGACCTTGCTGCAGCTGGTCAATCTGTGACCGAGCCAAATCCAAAACTTCATCCGGATCACCCTCAAGCACAGCTCCCGACAAAAGCGAAACCACGCCCCCAATACTTCGGCGAGTGTTACGGTCTAAAATCTGTCGTTCATAAAAGTTGGCATTTTCGGCAGTCACCGCGAGCGCGGCAACATCCCACAATTGAGCCGCCCAGGAAGGGTTTGCCGTGGCAACCGTAACCTGATCGACAGGTTGACCGGTGCGACGCATTTGCATAATTGCCTCAAAAACCGAGCGCTCCCAGTCGCCCGAAAAG